CGATCACGGGACACTTAAAGGGGGTCCCGGCAAACTTTACGTCGTTTGCTAGACGGTTTTGGGTTCTGTCAGCCATTAGCTGTGTAGATCATCGTTAACGCTTATATTCATGCTTAGAACGAGGTTCAGCACGCTCGCCCGGCTCTCTTGATGCAGATCTCTGCACGAGCTCTTTATACTCTCGAACCTTGGGCAAGATGTAGCGATGATGATGTGCGCGCAGAAGGCGCTGCGCTCCGAGGCTGCGTTTTGCACGAGCAGCCAAATACTCCTCCGCTTGGTGATCAATCATTGGTGGAGTTGGGGAGAGGGAAAGATAGTCAAGCATCCAGTCAATCGCCTCACAGGCGATGGCTAACGTCCCTGAAAAGCCACCTGAAGTGCCAGTAATACCCGAATTGGACAATGTTAATGTCTGGCCGACAGCGGTGACTATCAGTTTAGCCCAGAGTGCCGAACTTGTCGGAGTTGTGCCAGTGTTGAAATTGGCGGAAAGGATTGCGCCTGCAGAGGCAACCGCAACCGGAATTGCGGACACTCCAACGTCAAACACCTGTGACCATGCGACATCGTACGCACCGGGGGAGGGAAAGGTAATTACTCCGGAAGACTCATTCACAGTTGGTTCCGCCGCCGAGTTGAAATTTCCAACCTTGGTCTCATTATAACCATTTAGCGGCTTGGTACTCAACTGTGTAACGGTACCATCGGTGTAACCTCCATCTCCGAACGCCCCAAGGATAGCCGGATTCTGTTTAGGGTTATAGAGCTCGACCTCATACTCGACGTAGAGGTCACCCAAATATGTTCCCGCAGTGGCTGTAACACCACACACGGTGAACAATCCGGCATCAAACGTCTGGGGGTCCAACCCTGAAGGGAGGACGTCAGTGCGCACGAAATACTTCTTAATGAACTCACCTCGACCGAGGAAGCAATCCACTGAGAAGTCTTTCCACACGACCTCACTGCGTGAGCCTGCATACGTCATCGCCTGCTCAATGCTTGTGAGTGGCGGATCTGATGGATCGTACTGGACCGTAGCATAAATGGCACCAGTAACTGACGTTGAGGCCCGATTCCGGTAGAGGAACCGGAGCATGCGAAAACGGTACTGTTCGAATCCCTGGGCTAGCTGAGCAAGCCACGGGAAATTGTCCGACAGTCCAGGCTGGAGAATGTAAGGTCCGGCACCAGTGTAGGCAGTCACGGAAGTGATTGGTTGCAAATACTCCCGGTGCCGGATCACAATCGGCCGCATGCCATTAAATTGTGGAGCTCCCATGGTATAAGATACCTGAGCCGCGACGGGCTGTGACACCTTCATCTCCGCTGCAACGGAGGGTGGGGGATCATTGTTCCGTCGTTGTCTCCTACGGAATGAGGCTACGGCCATATCTCCTTGCCTTCGCACTTGAGGTCCGATAAATCGCTTCACCTCAGAAGCGACGGCCTTCTTAATGCCGCGCAATGGTGCACGTGACACCTGGCGCGCAATCTTCTTCTTGTTAAACTTTGGCATCAGTCAACAACACGTATTTACCGACTCGTGTCAAGTCAAAGCCCCACGCCCAAACACGTGGGGCATCACTTCGCCAATGTTTACGTCCACGAGCGGTGGCAGGGTGGCTAATCACCCCCTCGTGGTACGTGGCCGGTCAGGCCTACTGGCGCCTGGCGCGCCACCTGTCCTTGGTCTTGGGGCGCTCATCGCGCTGGCGCTGTTCGCGCTCCACCCAAGTGCCATTCGCTATTTTCCTCTTTCGCATTTCCTCAAACGACTCCTTCTTCTCCTTTTCAACCCATGTGCCTTGCGCTTGCTTGCGCTCCTTGCATTGCTCAAAGACCTCTTTGGGCCTAGCACCTGCGGGCACATGGGGCTTCTCTTCCAGAGGGCCGGTTGGGACAATTGGTAGGACAATCTCAGAGTCAACCACCACCGGAGCTGCCGGTTTGGCGGGCTTAGGCTCTTGACAAAGTGGTGGGCTGAGTAAATCATCAACGGTTTTACAGTCCTCTAACCACCTCAAGAACCTCTTTGAGTCAAACTCGGGTAGAGAACTTACCAAATAGTCTCGATACCAGTCGGCTGGTTCATTGGGGTACTGGACACTCAACTCAAACTGACTAAACCATGGTTGAATACGTTTAATCTCATCAGGAGTTGAAATTCCAATACCCAAACTAACAGCCTTGCGACAGAGGTCGCCCAACAAGGGCGTATTTGCGTCCATCAACGCAAAAGCACGGGCCTTCTCCACCAGCTTCTGAACTGGTGTGATCGTTGGGGAAAGAGCCACGGTGACATGAAACTTGGACAACTGACGAGGTAGGTCCGACACTGAATTCAAATCACCGAACCAAACATGTGGAGAGTACATCCTGGCTAAAAATTTTATGCCCAACTTGCCCCTCCACACCTGCTCGGCGGCCAATTCTTGGCCAACACTCTTGGCAGCGCTGACATATATCCTTGGATCAATATTAGCCGTTAGGCCATCATCGCCACCATAAATCCCCAACCGCGCATAGGCTTCTTCGGGTGCAATAAAAACTCCTTTCTCTTTAGTCATCCGGAAGGCCATAAACGCTACAAAGGCATTATCCATGCTATTCAAGATAGACGTTTCGGGCGAGCCTGACGCCCTAGCGAAACCCGACTTGTACCACGACCCGTAGGTTCCAATGGCACTCAAGTCGAACTGGGACTGAAACAGTTCAACCAGCTTGGCATGATGCTGGGGAGCAAAGGCCCGCAAAAGGCACGTTTGCTCCAGCTCCCTCAGCAAGTTTGACACATGTCCATCCCATTTACTGAAATCGGAATTAACTGCGAAGTTCGCCTTATCAACCACGGCTGCCACACGCTGCGCTATTTCACGCGGTGGCCTACTAAAAGCATACCATGGTTGCGGCTTTATAACGGCCTCAAAAGCGTAAATAAACATAGAATAATCGCGCTTATCTGGGCCGTTTATCTGTGAAATAGGCCGCGGGGGCTTGACATCCGGGTAGGCTTCCTTCTTAAGAAATATTTTAAGCATCCTCTCCGGAATGACATACTCTGCCGCGGCCAAAATTCTTCGCTGCGAGGGGCGAGCTTGGCGCTCGACTACCTCCTCGAAATCAGTTGGGTGGAGTTTATGCGGTTCTGGAATCAAACATTTTGCAAACTCCTCAATCACCTGCGCCATAAAAGGCGTCGAAACAAGAACAGGAGGCTGAACGTTAGTTATTCTAGCTCTTATACATTCCTGCTCATTGGATAGGACCTTGTCCGGGACAAACGCCCCATGGACAATTGGCGACATGAAGGGAACCATCCCGGCCTTAGCCTCTGGGTCGAAGGTTTCTGGAGCAAATTGATACCTCCGAACTCCCTGATCTACCGGAAAAATGTAGTCGGGCTTATGGCCGGCCTTCACTCGATGATACTCCACTAATGCTGCTGTTGCCAACTTGTCACCATCTACAAAGCTCGCAGCCTGAGGATTGGTCAAGTCATACTTCGAGACTCTAGCTATGGACGCAATGGCATCATCTGCAGCAGTGCTGATATAAGAATTATGGTAACAGCCCACCTTCCCCGTTGAGGTAAACAATCCAGCATTGGTCAAGACCTTGAGCCTAAGGAAACCTTCATATGCCACCCGAAGGTAGCACAGACGGTCTCCACTCAGAAATAAGGTCAACCATGCGGAAAACATTCCCCATGAACCTTGGGGGGTTAGGCAAACCAATTGATGATCAGCATCAGTGGCACGTCGATCGACTAAATACGCCGCAGCTCGATAGGGTATGCCGCAAAATGTTGAAGTTGCGAGAATGTGATCCCTCGAGTAATTCCACACTTTATGTACATAAGTGGCTCCACCCGTGACCCGGTATTCCACCTGGTCATTATCGTCAAAAGTGTAAACATAATTTGACGACTCCCTCGAAACCCTAGAAGGTTGGAACGTGTAGAGCAAAAATGGCACATTGTGAGAAGACAGAATCAATGGCATGTCCAGATATTGGTCAACATCAACCAAAATCATCATTGGATTTTCTGGCAACACCATGACTGCTGGGCTAACATTCAAATCCTTGGTCCAGTAGTATGAGCGCGAGCCAGCACGGCCTTTCCGCTCATCTGTTCGAGATTTCTGAATGAAATAGTAAGAACTACCGGTCATGTTAGCAATTCTCACCATGGTCGAAACAGCGGCACCTCTATCGCCAGCTGCTTCGCCATGAGTGTGGTTCGGCGTGACCCTAGACTGGGTCAAAGGTACATTCATGAAAATTGATCTCATGGTTTCAGGCTTGTACCGTGGTCGCATTTTAAACAGGTCCACCAGGTGTGAGTAAATGTCCCGCAATGTAGGGGACCATTCACGCCAGGTTACTTCGGCCAACTTTAGGCCTACTATTATGGCAAGTATCCGGTCGCTGTTTCGCCACAGCCACTCCCAGACAGTCTCAGTAACTACCACACCCGTATGTATTAGTGGACGGGTGTAGGCGGCCCGAAGGCCACCAGCCACCGAATTAGGGGACAAACCACTCCTATTGGTGGGGGCAGAATATTGTACTGAGTCTGGTGCCAAACGGATACTACCAGGGACAATTTGGCTTTTCATGATGAACATGCTGTCTCCCGATCGTGCCAGGTATCGGCAAATGTAATACCCGTAGATAAAAGCTGCGTACTTTATATGAACTCGGGTAAACAAGATTACATGGAAGGCAACCCATAAAGACCATTTGAATGATCCAGAAAAGCCCTGGAGGAAAGCCTTAAGAAATGGCGATTTGATCTTAAAATACTTCCCCCAAACATCAACAACGGCTGCTCTAAATTGAATAATAAATTTAGCAGCACGGCGCAAAGGCTGACGACTGCGCCGGACAACATTGGAGCAAGTGCGCGACACATTCAAGCGCGCAACCAGCTCCGCGGCCACCCTGAGGGTGGCCGACACGCCTCGATGGATTCTGTCCATCAAGGCCGACACGGTTTAACGTCT